TGTCAGGTGGCTTTATGCCAGTTGATGGCAAGATGTACTGGTACCCCTTACCGGGGCGCCAGCTAGCCAAAATTGGCTGGTCGCTGCGCAATGTTAAGGAAAGCGTGACCTGGAGGGATTACGCAGGGGTTCTGAACTCTTACCGTGATTTTTCTTTCGTACCATTTCTCCGAACGTATGTGGACGTGGTGTCCCAACTTATACCTGAAGAGTATAGATTGGAACCGCCATCGAAAAGATGGAATGTCGGCCCTGGAATAACTCCCCAGGAGCCTGGCAGTGACACGTGGGATTGGTTCACCCGCAGGTACTCGCTCACAGTTAGTGACGAGGAGGAGTTTAAAAAGTCCCTTGAATCGATTAGATCCTTGCCGCACATGATAACTTGCCCGATGGTAGAGCACATGTGCGAAGTTGATCTAGGCTGATTCTGTTGGGAGGGTGGTGGTGGTGAATGATTGCGGGTTATAATAGCAATCTAAGCGTTTGTGTTGGCGCTTCGGGCATGTACAACACATAGTGTTAAAGTAAAGTGCAACAAGCACAAAACGAACAAAGCAAAGAAAAGACAGGCACAAGCTAGACAAAATCGTCTCAAATGGGCCGCAACAGCAAAAAGAAAACTGGCCTCGCGTCCGTTGTCCCGGCCGGAACTTTCGGAAAGATCGGATCCACTGTTGGTGGAGATCTCGGAAAGTTCGCTGGAGACTTCGTGGGACTCGGAGGACTGGGTCGGAAGGCCGGGGGAGATGTTGGATCTGCCTTTGGTAAAGCAATTGCCAAGCTCGTTGGCTTTGGAGACTATAGAGTCGCCAACAATTCAATTGCAGACCGAGGAGGAGCCATTCCTGCTGGAGTTCCCGTACCCGCATTCGGTACCCAAGGACACGCAGTATCAATTTGCCACCGTGAGTACATACGGGACGTCGTGGTCCCAGCTGTTCCGGCGGATTTTACGTTGGAGTCGTATCGTATCAATCCTGGGTTGACAGCAATGTTTCCCTGGTTGAGTGGTATAGCGCGTAACTTCCAGCAATATAGAATCCTAGGAATGGTTGTGGAATATAGAAGTCTATCAAGTGACATTTCTGTAGGTGGTAGTTTGGGCTCGGTAACACTTGCCACCAACTACAATGCCGTCGGAAGCACTTATGCGGATAAGCTGCATATGGACAATTCGGAATACGCGGTGTCGGCCAAGCCATCTTGCTCACAAATTCATTCAGTTGAGTGTGATCCTCGCATAACGTCCAATACGTTAAAATACGTGAGAGGTAACTCTGGGACAGACGCTGATGCGGACGTGGACCCCCGTCTTTATGACATGGGTCTATTCCAAATCGCGACTCAGGGCCTCCCAGGGGCAGCGGGCACCACTCTCGGTGAGTTGTGGGTATCTTACCACATTGAGCTCTATAAGCCACTCTTGAATGATTCGGCGGATGATAGTGGACAAGTAACTTCCAACGCGTTCTCTCTTGACCCGGCGGGCTGTTTGACTGATGGGTATCAATATGGTGACATTGTCGAAATCAATTCGAACAATGGGTTCCGCTTCTTGAGAGGTGGAACCTACCTACTTGAGATTGCGGTGTATGGAACGGGAATTGCGTTCTCAGACAATGGCACCTCATTTGCCGATTACGAGGCACATGAGAACATCACTAATGCAGGCGGAAC